CTGAAAAGTATTATTCTGAGGTTGATACAAAAATGAGACAACAGTTTCCAAGTTTCTTTGGTGTATCTCAACAACAATCTGTGGAAGCAGAAGAAGTTGTAGAAACTCCAAGAAGGCAGGTAGTTAATCCTGTCGCACCTGCTACGAGGAATAGCAGTAAAACCCCTCGCAAAATTCATCTGACACAGAGCCAAGTCGCCCTCGCAAAGCGACTAAATATAACGCCTGAGCAGTATGCAAATCAACTTTTAAAGGAGAACTAAGATGTCAGATTTACCTGATAATCAAGATAATATTAATGCTGAACAAGAATCAGCAGAGCGTACCCCTAGGGAGATAGAAAGCCGAGAGGCTTCCCAGCGTATTCAAAGTTGGGAAAATCCATCAAACTTACCAAACCCTGAACCACAAGAAGGATGGGTATTTAGGTATATCAGAACAAGCCTTTTAGGCAATGCTGATAATCCTAATGTATCAAGAAAACTTAGAGAAGGATGGCAACCTTGTAGATTAGAGGATCATCCAGAACTACAGATTCATATGATGGACCATAATTCTGAGTGGTCGAAGAAAGGTAATGTTGAGATTGGTGGGCAACTGTTATGTAAGATGCCATTAGAAAAAGCGAAAGCTAGAGACGAATATTTTGCTGAATTAGCACAGTCTCAAATGGAATCTGTAGATAACACTTATTTTAAGGATCAAGATTCAAGAATGGCTACCAAACAAGTATTTGAAAGAAAATCAAGAACGACATTTGGTAAAGATTCATAGTTTCTTGTTAGATTAATTTAATTTTTTTTTAGGAGAAAATTATGGCATCAAGTGCAGCTCCACACGGAGCAAGACCAGTTGGTACTGTAGTTGGAAGTCCATATCAAGGAAAAGTTACACATTACAAAATTAAAAATGCATATGGTACATCCATATTCTATGGCGATTTTGTAAAATGGGGTGATGACAATCCAAATACCACTATCCAAAAAGATACTGGTACAACAGCTTGTACACCTATAGGTGTATTCCTTGGTTGTGCTTACACAGACCCAACAACAGGTCAATTTACACCAAATCAATATTTCCCAGCTTCAACTGCTGCGGATGATATTGTTGCGTATGTTGCTTCTGACCCATTTATACTAATGCAAATGCAATGTGATGGTGCAGCTGACCAAGATGATCTTGGTAAGAACTGTGCTGTTGTGCAAACTGCAGGAAGTACAGCAATAGGCACAAGCAAAAATTCGGTTGATATATCTACTGTAGCAACCACTAATACACTACCTGTTAAGATCGTTGACTTTGTTGACGGACCAGATAGTGCTGTTGGTGATTCTTACACAGATGTATTAGTTATGTTTAATGTCGGACACCAGTTGTTAAATACAACAGGTATAGGTTAAGGGAGTAAATTATGGCAGCTATTTCAAGAGCTAACGAGTTAAAACAACTCTTACCTGGTCTTAACGCATTATTCGGTGAAGAATATAATCGTTATGAAAATGAGCACGAAGAAATCTATGTAACTGAAAATTCTGAAAGAAGTTTTGAAGAAGAATTGAAGTTATCTGGTTTTGGAGCAGCTCCTGTGAAAGATGAGGGTGCAGCTATCACTTATGATACAGCACAAGAATCTTTTGTCGCTAGATATACGCATGAAACTATTGGTTTAGGATTCAGCATTACTGAAGAAGCTATGGAAGATAATCTATACGTTTCAGTATCAGCTAGATACACTAAAGCATTAGCTAGAGCTATGTCTTATACAAAGCAAGTAAAAGCAGCGTATCCATTAAATAATGGATTCTCAACTACTTTTTCTTCTGGTGATGGTGTCGCTTTATTTAGCACAGCTCATCCGCTTGTAAACGGCAGTACAAATAGTAATAGACCATCAACAGGTGCAGACTTAAATGAAACATCTTTAGAAGATGCAATCATTCAAATCGGCAAATGGACTGATGAAAGAGGTCTTAAAATTGCAGCAAAAGCTAGGAAACTTATTATTCCTAGTGACCTACAGTTTGTAGCAACTAGATTGTTACAAAGTGATTATAGAGTAGGAACTGCTGACAATGACATAAATGCTGTGAAAACTAATGGTGTGATTCCAGAAGGTTATTCAGTTAATCATTATTTAACTGATACAAATGCTTTCTTTATCACAACAGATGTTCCAGATGGAATGAAGCATTTTGTTAGAGCACCTATGACTACTACTATGGATGGAGACTTCGATACTGGTAATGTTAGATACAAAGCGAGAGAAAGATATTCTTTCGGTGTATCTGATCCACTAGGTATCTTTGGTTCACCAGGTAGTTCGTAAGAACTTTTAGGGGAGCATACGCTCCCCTTTTTTTTATGTTATATTATTAATATCTAGGATTTTTAATTGTTCTATAGACTGACCTAGCAGACAAGCCAAGACGATAGAACTTATTTTCGAGGAGAAAATTATGGCAAAAACAACATTTTCAGGTCCAGTTAAGTCATTAGCAGGATTTATATCAGCAGGTAATGCAAATGTAGTTAGCTTAACAGCAGATACTACACTTACTGTTGCAGCACACGCAGGAAAAATATTAACTTGTAATGATGCTGATGGTAAGTTTACTTTACCTAGCATAGTAGCAACAGCTCCAGGTGAAGATGGAGACCCAAATCAAACAAATAACTTAGGTGCATCTTTCTTTTTTGTAGTAGAAACAGCAGCTACTGATATGGACATACTTACAGATGGTACAGATAAATTTGTAGGTGGTTTATATACAGGTGTTGATGATGCTACAGGTAAAACATTTATTTCTGGTGCAGCTAATGATGTCATTACATTAAATGGCTCAACTAAAGGTGGATTAGCAGGTAGTATTATTAAAGTAACTGCAATGGGTAGTGCTAAATACGCTGTAGAAGGAATCACTTTAGGTTCAGGCACTTTAGTAACTCCATTTGCTAACGCTTAATAGGAGATAAATTATGGCTGATGCAGTAACAACACAAACCATAATAGATGGTGAAAGAAATTGTGTTATGAAATTTACTAATGTTAGCGATGGCACAGGAGAATCAGCAGTAGCTAAGGTGGATGTATCTGCCTTAGCTTCTAACTCAGCAGGTACAGCTTGTTCTGAAGTTAGAGTAATGCGTGTTAGTCATGCTGTCGTTGGTATGTCTGTTCAACTTTTTTTAGATGCTACAAGTAATGTTTTATTAATGGAACTTGCTGAAAGTAGTAATGGACATATGGACTTTAAAGACTTTGGTGGTTTATCAAATAACGCAGGTAGTGGTAAAACAGGAGATATTTTGTTTACTACTAAAGGTCACTCATCAGGAGATACTTATTCTATCGTTTTAGAGATGGTTAAAGTATATTCTGATTAATAGGTATTTATTATGGCAAATTATATAATTTCAGAAACTGGTGAATTTCCACCACAATACAAAGTTTTAAAAGCTTCAGATGATGGTATTTGGAGACCAGTATTTGGTCCTGATCCTGATTTAGCAGATGCACAACGCAAGTGTGATGAGATGAATGGCGTAAGAGCTAGAGATGACAAAGGTCATTATGTAGCTGATGATCCATCTACACCTGATGTTAATGAAGCTTATGTTGGTGGTAAGAAACCAAAAAAGAAAACAGTTAAAAAAACAGCAGCTAAAAAAAGGGGTAGACCTAAAAAAGCTGCATCTAAGTAAAGGTATAAAATTATGGCAAAAATGAAAAGTAAGATGGGTTACAAAGGTGGCAGACAACTAAAAGCAACCGAAATGGGAGCTGAATCTAATAGAAAATATGTTAGAAGAATGTTTGGTTCTGGTGGCAATACTAAAATGACTAACGATTTACCTAAAGAAAGTAAATATGGCACAGGTAGAAAAGTTATGATGAGAAGTAAAATGTCTACTAAAGGTGGTATGAAAGGCGGTAAAAAAACTAAGTAGTAAATATGCCAATGAGAAAACAGGCGAAGATGCCGCCTAGAAATAAAAAAAACTTTCGCTCTACTAAGTCTGGAGCTGGAATGACTAAAGCAGGAGTTAAAGCTTATAGGCGTTTAAATCCTGGTTCTAAGTTAAAAACAGCAGTAACAGGTAAAGTTAAGAAAGGTAGTAAGGCAGCAAAACGCAGAAAGTCTTATTGTGCAAGGTCTTTAGGGCAACTTAAAAGAAGTTCAGCTAAAACTAGAAATGATCCTAATTCAAGAATTAGACAGGCTCGTAGAAGGTGGAAGTGTTAATTGAGAAAACGGAAAGACCCTAAAGTAGGAACAGGAAAAAAACCCAAAGGAAGTGGGAGGAGATTATATACTGATGAAAATCCAAAAGATACTATTAGCATTGCTTACAAAACTCCAGCAGATGCTAGAAAGACTGTGGCTAAAGTTAAAAGAATTAACAAGCCTTTTGCTAGGAAAATTCAAATCCTTACTGTGTTGGAACAAAGAGCAAAAGTCGCAGGTAAAAAAGAACAAGCAAAAATCGCCAAACAAGGCAAAGAAGCAATAAGAAAAAAAGAAGGTAGATAATGGCAACAAGTGGAACAACAGCATTTACACTAGATTTAGGTGATATTATGGAAGAAGCTTATGATCTATGTGGAAGTGAGTTACGTTCTGGTTATGACTATAAAGGAGCAAAACGTGCTCTTAATCTTATTTTTTTAGAGTGGCAAAACAAAGGATTAAATCTATGGAAGATAGAACAAGCTACTCAAACACTTACTGCTGGCACTAATACATATACTTTAGAATCTAGTGCTTTAGAAGTTGTAGATGCTTTTATAAGAACGGATGCAGGTGATACAGATAATCAGTTTGATCAAAGATTAAATAGAATATCAAGAACAGAATATAATCATCAAGCTGTTAAATTATTAGAATCAAAGCCAACTCAGTTTTTTATTGATAAAGGTACAAGTTCTAACAGTATAGTTTTGTGGGCAACTCCTGATTCTGCAGAAACATATACATTGGTATATGACTATATTAAAAGAATAGAAGATGCTGGTAATGTTGCAAGTAATAATGCAGATGTGCCTAGTAGATACTTACCATGTCTAACATATGCTTTAGCTTATAATTTAGCTTGTAAAATACCTGAAGCACAGAATAGAGTTGGAATGATTAAACAAAGGTATGATGAACTTTGGAATGATGTAAGCGATGCTGATAGAGAAAAAGCATCTGTTAAATTTGTTCCTGATATAAATTTATATAGATGAGTTACGCAGTAGGTAAAAAAGCTTTAGGTGATTGTGATAGATGTGGATTTACCTATAAGTTAAAAGATTTAAAATATGAAATACAAGATAGTGTTCGTAATGGATTAAGAGTTTGTCCTAATTGTCTTGATGTTGATCATCCTCAACTAAAAATTGGTGAAGTAGATTCATCTGATAATCAATCATTATTTAATCCAAGACCTGATAGGGGTGAAAAATCATCTACTGAATATTTTGGATTTAATCCTGTATCAGGAACAGGACTTATATTAAGAACAGAAATTGGGAAAGTTAAAGTGAGTACAGGATAATGGCTTGGACATTTACAACATTAAAAACAGCTATACAAGATTACACTAATAATACAGAAACTACTTTTGTAAATAATTTAGATGAATTTATAGTTAATACAGAAGATAGAATACAAAAACTTGTATCGCTTCCAGTATTTAGAAAAAATGTTACAGGAACTTTAACATCAGGTAATCAATATTTATCTACTCCTACTGACTTTTTATCATCACATTCTTTAGCTGTAGATAATAGTGGCTATGAATATTTATTATTTAAGGATGTAGCTTTTATAAGAGAAGCTTATCCTAATAGTTCTACAACAGGTGTGCCAAAATATTATGCTAGATTTGATGAAGATAGTTTTATTGTTGCACCGACACCAAATGCAAATTTTACTGCAGAACTTCATTATGAATATACACCAACATCTATTACAACAAGTGGTGATGGAACAAGTTATATAGGAACAAATGGACCAGATTGTTTATTATATGGGTCTTTGGTAGAGGCTTATACATTTATGAAAGGTGAACCAGATATTATGGTTAATTATGAAAAAAGATTTCAAGAAGCTGTATCAAGATTCAAAGTATTTGCTGAAGGTAAAAACACTAAAGATAACTACAGGACAGGTCCTGTAAGACAACAGGTAACATAATGTTTACAGTAGATGTATCAACAAGTTTGGGTAATATTGACGTTAAAACAACTCAAAACAAAGGATTAAGTCCTGAACATTGGACAGAAAGAATAATGGAAAAGTTAATTTCTATTAGTGATAATGCTGATCCAATGGTAAAAGCACAGGCACAAGCTTTTAAAGATAATATGACAAATGTTGTATTATTTTATTTAAAACAAGCTATAGCTAGTGATAGAGCTACTGTAGCAGGATTATTAGAAAAACAAGGTCATAAAGATATGGCTGAAATTATTAGGAGACTATAATGGCAATTTCACAAGCAATGTGTACATCTTTCAAACAAGAATTATTAGAAGGAGTGCATAATTTTAAGAATAGTGGCGGTAGCACTTTTCAATTAGCTTTATATACGAGTTCTGCATCATTAGGTGCATCTACAACAGCTTATACTACTTCAAATGAAGTTAGTGGTACTAACTATACTGCTAAAGGCGGAACTTTAACTAGAGTTGATCCTAGTACATCAGGAACTACTGCATTAACAGATTTTGCAGATTTAACATTTAGTACAGCTACTGTTACTGCTAGAGGTGCCCTTATATTTAATGATAGTGCATCAGGTGATCCTGCTGTATGTGTATTAGATTTTGGTGGAGATAAAACTTCTACAGCAGGAGACTTTACTATTCAGTTTCCAGCAGCAGATGCATCAAACGCTATTATAAGAATAGCTTAGTAGCCTATGGCTAATATAACTGGTTGGGGTCGAGGGACCTGGGGACAACTTACTTGGGGTGAGCCTATACCAGTTGTTGTTACTGGAGTCGCAGGAACTACTGCACTTGGTAATGAAACAGTAATAGCTAAAGCTTTAGTATCAGTTACTGGAGTAAGTGCTACATCAGCTTTAGGAAGTGAAACTGTAACAGGAACAGCTAATATTTCTGTTACAGGAAATGTAGGTACATCAGCATTAGGTGATGAAGTTGTTGCTGCTGATGCAAATACTTCAGTTACAGGTAATACTGGAACTTCAGCTTTAGGTAATGCTATTACTATGGGAGCTGCTGTTACAGGAGTTTCTGGTTCAGCATCAGTAGGAACTCTTGGTGATGAATCAGTATCTGCAGCAGCTAATGTTGCTATTACTGGTATTTCTGCTACAAGTTCTTTAGGGAGTATATCTTTAGTAACAAATAATATACTTTCAGTTACAGGTTTATCAGGAACTACAAGTTTAGGATCAGAAACTGTAATAGCTAAAGCAGATGTATCTATAACTGGTTTATCTGCTACTGGAGAAATACAAGGCGTTAATATTTGGTCTATAATAGATGATTCACAAACAGCAAGTTATAGTAATATATCAACAACACAAACAGCAAATTATTCAGAAATTTCTACTTCACAAACACCAGATTGGAGTGAAGTAGCATAATAAAATTATAAAGAGGAATACACAATGGCAAGTACATATGTAAATGATTTAAGATTAAACGAAATGGCTACTGGTGATGCTAGTGGTACATGGGGTGAAACTACAAATACTAATCTTGAATTAATAGCAGAAGCTTTTAGTTATGGCACAGAAGCCATTACTACAAATGCTGATACGCATACTAGCACTATAGCTGATGGTGCTACAGACCCTGTTAGGTCTATGTTTGTTAAATATACAGGCACATTAGATTCTACTTGCACTATAACTATAGGACCTAATACTGTATCTAAATTATGGGTTATAGAAAATGGAACAAGTGGTTCTCAATCTATAATTATTAAACAAGGTACTGGTGCTACAGTAACAATACCTACTGGTAAAACTAAAGTAGTTTATTCAGATGGAGCAGGTTCTGGTGCAGCAGTTGTAGATGCTTTTGCTTCTTTAAATTTAGAAACAAGTGGAATTATAGAAAGTAGTTCTTCTATTCAAACACCTCTTATAGAATATACCGATGGTGATGATGCCATAACCATAGCTGATGGTGGTGGAGTAACTATGGCAGCAGGTATAACTTCTACTGCTGCTGCTAATACTTTTGGTGCTACATCATTTAATGATGCTGATATAACAAATGTAGGATCAATAGCGTTAGATACTATAACTAATGATGGAACAGATATAACTCTTGATTCAAGTGGCGACATTATCCTTGATGCTGATGGTGAAGATATTATTTTAAAAGATGGTGGAACTGAATTTGGCTTGTTGTCTGCTGATTCAACTGATTTCACAATTATGTCAAGAGCTGCTGATAGAGATTTAATATTTAAAGGAAAAGATGGTGGTTCTACTATAACTGCCCTTACTCTTGATATGTCAGATGCTGGTGCTGCTACTTTTAACAGCAACATTACTTTTGGAGATGGTCATTCTATTGGCGATGATGCTGATGATAATTTACTCATAGCATCAAGTGCCAGTGAAAACATAATAATTGATTCTGCTGATGACATTATTCTTGATGCTGATGGTGGAGATATAAGATTTAAAGATGGTGGAACTGAAATTGCAGTTTTTGAAAATTCTAGTTCTGATTTACAAATAAAAGCTAGTGTTCAAGACAAAGACATAATATTTAGAGGTAATGATGGTGGTTCAGGTATAAATGCTTTAGTTCTTGATATGTCAGCAGCAGGTGCTGCTACATTTAACAGCACAATCAATGGCGTAGGTATATCTTCTGATATTACTAACTTTAGTGAAAGTATGCTCATTAGTAATGATGCTGGAACAGGTACTTTATCTAGTGCTACTAATAATACAGGTTTTGGTTTTGAAGTTTTTGATGACTTAACAAGTGGTATTTCTAATACTGCTTTTGGTAGAAAAGCGTTAACTGTTAATACGACAGGTGGTTCAAATACAGCTATAGGTATGAACGCTTTAATAGCCAATACTACTGCTTCAAATAACACGGCAGTAGGTAAACAAGCTTTAACATCAAACACTACAGGAGCAAACAATACAGCTGTAGGTATGAAGTCTTTAGAATCAAACACAACAGCCTCAAATAATGTTGCTGTAGGTTACTTATCTCTTGATGCAAACACTACAGGAACTGAAAACGTAGCTATTGGAAAAAGTGCTTTAACAGAAAACACTACAGCTGATGCAAACACAGCTGTTGGTTTTAATGCTTTAGCTTTAAACACTACAGGAGCAAGTAATGTAGCGATTGGTAAAGACGCACTAGATTCAAATACCACAGCGTCAAATAATGTAGCTGTTGGGGTCGATGCTTTACAAGCAAATACTACAGGAGCTAGTAATGTTGCGATTGGTAGAGGAGCATTGCAAACAAATACAACTGCTTCAAACAATACGGCAGTTGGAGATGAAGCTTTATTTGCAAACACTACAGGTGCTCAAAACGTAGCTGTTGGTCATTCTTCATTACAACAAAATACTACAGGTCAATATAATACAGGTATTG